CATGGCCTCCCTGGCGTCCTCCGTGAATGGACGCTTGTGCTTGAGACCAAGCTCGATCTTCTTCAGCCAGCTCGCCGCGATGCCCTTGAGGACATCCTCGCCGGTGTCATTTTGCGCCATTTGAAACAGCCTTCCGCGCTTCCTTCTCGTGATTGATGGCCAGGCTGGATGCCAGCCCCTGCGCACGCGCCAGATCCTTGTGCGACGGGCTGAAGTCCCAGCACCCCCACGACCGCCACGACGAATTCTCGTTGAGGCCCGGATCGTCCTTGTAGCGCACGCTCGGCTTCTCGACGAAGCCCACGCCTGGAGCAAAGACCAGGAGCGTGACGGTCACGGCGCCGGGACGCTGGCACACCCATCCGATGCACGGATCCTGCATCGTCAGGGGGTCGTGGTACCAGTACACAAGGTCGCCGAGACGGACAGCGGGCGGCGCATATTCAGTACTCATTGGTCGTTCCTGAAGAGGGTCCGAGATATACGAATCCATCGCCGCCAAGACGCTTTTTCCTGCGGCGGACCCAGTCAACGTACCAGGGCTCGTCGGGTATCTCGACCTTTGGCTTGTGGTATTTCGGCCGGTACGCGCAGAGGTATTCGAGGCACTGACAGGCGTGGACTTCGCCGCGCGTGTTCGGCTGGTCCGTGACGATGTAGGTGCCGGCGAGGTAGTTCGTTTTCTTCTTGTAGCGCTTCAGCTCGCGCTCCAGATCCGGCACGGCGCCGCGCAGGATACGCAGCGTCGGCGTGCCCTCTGGGCGGATATGCAAATACGTCTGCGTGGCGGCCATGCGGGCCTGGATGTCGTCGCATCCCGCCAGAAAGCTCGACCCAGTTACCTGGCTGGAAACGTTTCTCTGCCGGAGCTGCTCCGTGTACAGCTCCACCGGAAGGCGGCCCGACCCGATTTCCCGGATGCGTCCACCGTGCATGTCGATGATGAAGGCGTGGAATGACTGGCCGCGCGTCTTCTCGGCGAACTTCTCCCCGAAGATCACGGCATTGCACTGGCGGATGTACAGCTGGTCGTACACCAGCACCATGGACTCGTCCGGCGGGACGGCAGCAAACAGAACGGCCGTGACGGCATGTCCAGGGTCGATCGCCGCATACCGCGTCCAGTCCGGCGGGACGACGTTTTTCGGCAGCTCGGAGCGGTCATACCCGTGCACCGTCATGGTGAACGTCGGGTAGCAGAGAATGGAGTCCGTGACGAACTCGCCCTCGCTGCGCATCCGCAGCACGTCGTCGCCCAGCGCCGACCACCGCTCGAGGTTCTTGCGCTTCTCGTCCGGGTCGATATGCGGGTTGTCCAGGAACCGCAGGACGAACTTGACGATATCTGGGTTGGGTGTGCCGGCCAGCTCGGCGGCCTCCGCCCGCTCCGCCAGGCCCGCCAGCGAGTCGTTCTTGCTGTGCGGCATGGCCGACCAGCACATGCGGCCCTTGCGGTCTGCGAGACGAGCCTGCATTTCCGGGAGCCATGCCTCAGACGACAGGTCCTCGTCGATATGCACCCTGTCGGCCTGGAAGCCCTGCGGAGGCTCGCCCTCAGACGAGAAGAAGTAGATGGTCCAGCCGGTCGTCAGCTCGGCGCTCTGGATATACCTGGCGCTCTTCAGCAGCCAGGAAATCTTCTTGACCATGCGGGGAGGTATGAGCGGCGGCGCCGGCTTGGCCTCAGCGGCCCGGTCCTTGTCCAAGTCCGGATTGAAGGCGCGCCACTGCCCAGTCTTCGCGTCACGGATGATCTTGAAGGCGCCCGCCCGGAACAGCATCGGGTAGACAACCATCCCGATATGCTTCCAGTCCCGCCCGACGATCACCAGGTTGCCGTCTCGTTCGGGGTACTTCTTGTGCGGGTCGGCGCCGGTTACGGCGCGAGCATCCTCCACGAACGTCGACAGACTCTTGCCTGACCGGTTGCCGCCGAGAACGATGATTTCACTCGCCGTGCAGGCATGCATCTCCGCCTGCTTCGGGGTCGGCTGATAGAGCTTTAGGGCCTCGATCCTTCTTTCGGCCAGCTCGGCCTGCAGCTCTTTTAGCTGGGAGACTGCGTACCCGCCGATCCTCGATACCGATGGCAGCGGGGGCGGGGCCTTCGGCTTCTTGCGCGATCGTCCCATCAATGATCCTCCCCTGTATCTGAACGGCCAGGACCTGCAGTCTCGTGTCCAGTTCCGACTCCAGCTCCGCGTCCGTCCATTGACCAAGAGGCTTCTTGGCGCCGCCAGCCTCCGTGTTCTTGGTGACCAGGCGAAGGATCGACTCAAGGATTTTTGTCCGTGCCGAGCCGCCTGGAGGGCTGTCGAAGTACTGTTTCACCAGCAGGGCCGTGAATCCGCTGGTGCCGCCGAAATACTCCATGAGGCGCTCGAGCACCTCGCAGCTGTGCGGGATCGTCTGGCCGCCCCTGCCGGCAGCCTTTGTGAACTCCGAGACGGCCCCGCGCTCGATGTCCTGGAGGGCGGCGGCCCGGTCCTTCTTGCGCTTTCCCAGCAGGGCCTGGCGCCGGCACCTCAGGCAGCGGGAGTCCAGGGCGCCGGTCTTCTTGCGCTTGAAGTGATCTTCCGTGTCCGGCAGGCTTTCGCCGCAGTCGACGCAGATCTTCTCTACCGGCCCGCCCATGCTTGGCACCTACTGAACAGGTGAACACTCCCGCCAGTATAGCGCATCAAAGCGAGAGGGCGCGCGCAGCCCTATTGCGACTGCGCGCGCCCTACTCGGTGCGTCCCCTACGACGGCCAGATTAGAAGCCGGCAGCCGTCCGCACGAGGATGCGGCCCGACGTCGTGGCGCTGGTCTCGATGGCGTACCCGAGAAGCGGGTTCGTCGACTGCGCAGCGGCCGAGCCGGCCGTCGCAGACAGGCCATAGGCAGCACCGTTCGACACGCTCGTCGAGGTCTTGGTGACCGTCGACGGGCCGCGCACCACCAGCCAGAAGACCTCGCCGTTCGGCACGCCGGCGGCAGGCAGGTACTCGTCCACGACGCCCATGAGCTGCGTAGACGTGGTTGCCAGGCCGTCGACCTCCGAGATGATCGCCGCGTCCTTGAACTTGGCGACAGCGCCGGGCAGCAGGGCCGACCCGCTGGTGTTCTTGACGGCAATGCACTCGACGGTCCGGTTCGACTTCAGGGCGCCCGTCTTGGGGTCCTCGTCGCGGAACACCTTGCGCATTCCCACCACGTGCGAGCCATCGCCGCTGTCGGCGTCGTAGGCCTTCCAAAGAATACCGAGAACCTGCCCACGACCGAAGCCGGGATCAGCAGTCAGAGTGCTCATCTTGTCCTTTCATTGAGGGGCGCTTGAGCGTTACCGGGCCATCCACTTCACGAAGTTGCGCGGGCTCTTCATCTTGATGTTGGCCAAGACGGAGACCGCAAAACGGTGTGCCTGCAGCTCCTCGTTGTAGTAAGGGCCCTCAGCCACCATCAGCTGCGACTCCATGCACTTCATTTCCATGTTCCCGATCGAGAGGCCGTAGCCCACGCCGCTCGGGATGGCGTACTCGGTCGACACCTCGATGCCGTCGAGCTCCACGACGTCCCCGAAGCCGTAGCTGCGGAGGCCGTTGCTCTTCGAAACGATGGCCCGCTCGCGGGCATCCAGCCGGTTGAGGAACTGGATGTAGAGCTTCCGGTCGAGAAGGATCATGTCGATCTGGTTCTCGCGAGTGTCGTTCCGCTTGGCGTGGTTGACCGCCTCGCGGATCGCCTCGACGCACTGATCCTTCCACGTCGCAGTCGCACCACCGAAGTAGGTGCTCGTGTAGTTACAGAGGATCGGCGAGTAGTAGTCGTACTCGGGATCGACGGCCACGTACGGCCACGAGCCAGACTCGAGCTGCGAGCCCGCCACGTAGCCGAGATCCGTCCGCAGGCCGGCGTACTCGTCGCTCGGCCAGAAGAACGGGTCAGCGTTGTCGCCGCCGGCGCGCTTGGTGCCGTCGGTCACCTTGACGGTGTCCTTGTTGCCGGTCGTCTCGGAGACGCCGAAAATGGACTCAAGGCCGTGCCACCGGTTCTCGTTGCCGGCCTTATTCCCGTCGATGTAGATCTCCTTCGACAGGTGCTCCTGCATCGACTCCTGGAGGCGGCTGGCCATCTTGCCGGCCACGTCGATCAGGGCCTGAGCGCCCCGATTCTCGAGCATCTCCCGCTTGCTCACCATGTCCGTCACGGTGTAGCCGCGATACGGGAGGTAAGCACGCTGCCACAGGTTGTGGCGAGCGAAGACGCGCGGCGACTCGCCGTTGTTGGAGGTAACCGGCTGGTTACGGTAGCGAACCTGCCAGTCGAAGCCGCGCCCGCCCTGGTTCATCGCGACCTTGCCGTTCGCTTCGAGCGCGGCGAAGACCTTGAACTTACGGAAGGTGGTCAGTTCCTCTTCCTTGAGGTGCGTGACCAGAGTCGTACCGATTGTCCTCGCCCAGTCAGTGCTCGACGGCATGGTTTACCTTTCACTCGATTCCGTCACGGGCCATCTGGGCCCTGAGACGTTGCTCGAAGGTCATTGGTCCCTTCGGGATGCGCGGGTCAGTAGGAGGTCCCGAACGGCTCGGGTTCCTGCTCGCTTCCCTTCGTAGGTATTCTATGTCCCGCTCAGCCTGGTTTTGCGGCACAGGCTGCTGCGGCGCTGGTGCAGGCGGCGGCGCAGAGAAGTTCGGGCGGGCCGCCTGAGCCTCGCGCTGCTCGATGACCTCACGCAGAAGGTCGCGCTCGACCATGTCGCAGGCGAACTCCCAGCGCTCCTGAGGGCTGGCAAGTCCGCGCTGCGAGGCGAGTCCGATGTACTTCTGAATCATCAGGCCTTCGCGCGTCGGCGTGCGGCCGTCCTTCTCGTACAGCCAGTCGGAGTTTTGCTGCTCCAGCGTACTGACGTACCCGGCCTCACCTGCTTCGCGGAGCTGGCCCTCGACGATCTCGCGGGCGCGGTCGGCCGCGATCTTCTCGACCATCGGCCCAAGCGCCTGCTCTGGGTCCGCCAGGAACTTCTGCGCGAAGTCAGCCTTGTACTTCTGGTACTCGTACAGGGCATGGCGCGCGTCCAGCGGAGCGTCCGGCGCGATGACCTCGCGTCCATTCTCGTCCTTGACAAGGTACTGCTTGTAGGACTCTCGGACTTCCGGCGGGTTCCACCACTTGGCGGCCTCCTGCTGCCGGGCCTGCGATGCCGGCTGTTGCTGCGCCTGCGGCGCCTGCTGCTCGCGCGAGGCCCGCCACTGCTCAAATTCAGGCCGGTACGTCAGGTACTCTTGGGCGTACGGGATGAGTTGCTGGTACTGCTGGAGAGCTTTTGTTGCCGCCTTTTCTCGTTCGAGCGACGCGTAGAGTCGGCCAGCGATCGCGCGGTCGTCTTGCCCTTTGAAGTCAGGCAGAGCGCGGAAGGAGGACCACACGTCTTGCTGGGGCGCTGCGGCCGACTCCGGCGCTGACGATTGCCCGGCGTCTGTCGAGGTGCTGCTGACATCGGTAGCAGTGGACTGCTCTGGTGCGGTTTCGATCGTCGCTTCGTCGCTCATGGCGCTCTCCTGGCGTTGGTGGCTGGACGAAATCAGCCTATGCGCCGACCGGAGAGAACTCGACTCACCTTGCGCCGGGAAGGTAGCGGTAGTACGCCTTGCGCCGCTCGTCGGGAATGGACTGTTGATTCTTCAGGTTGTAGATCTCCTCCTGGCGGTGCGCCTCCGCGCGCGCAGCAGGGTCCAGGGGCACATCCTTCTGCGGCTTGGTCAGGTAGTCAGTGACGGTCCTGGACGGGTCTCCGAAGGCGGCGTTGAACGATCCGCCAAGCGCCACCTCAGGGATGCCTTCTTGGTACGCCTGGCCGGCGATCGCCTTCCCGAGAACGGGCGCTGCAGAGGGAGCCCGACCCTGGCTCCGCGCGAGACCCGAAAGCACGCGGGCCCGCAGCGGCACGCCAACAGACGCGCCCGCGATCAGAGACGGGTCCAGGGAATCGCCTAGCAGACCAAGGAGATCCCCTGCGGCGGCCGTTGCGTCAGACACGACTGGCTTCTCGATGCCAGCCGCACGCTGCGCTGCGTTCTGCATCGCCCTCCATCCGGAGTTGGCGATGTTCTGCCATGGCGGCGGCTGAAGATTCTGGCTGGCCGCGCCGGCTTCGCGAAGGGCCTGCGGCCACCGGCCTGGTTCGTACTGGTCTGGAGGCACCGGCTGCCGCAAGACAGGGTTCTCTCCGGACAGCATGTTGCCGCGCGAGAAGGCCAGCTGGTTGCCGGTCCGCTGGAGCGCCTCGTCGTTCTGGCCGGTGGCCGGGCTCTCCCAAGCGAATTTCATGGCGTTGGGGATCATCTGGCCAGCCTGAAAGTACTGCACCAGCGGGCTATCTGGGTTCGAGAAGAACGACTGAAACCCCTTTTCTCCGCCAGCAAACCGCTGGTAGTTCGGGTCGCCGAAGTCTTCCCTGGCGCGGGTTGCCAGGTTGCTCTTGTCCCAGTACTGCAGGGCCGTCTCGGCCGGGCCTGGCCCTGGCTCGCGCTGGGACCGACTGCCGATCGGCCGGCGCGGGTATCCGCGCCAGCTCGTGTCGACTGGAGTCTCCTTTCTCAGGCCACGCAGGAGATCCGCGTACCGCCCGACTGTCTGCATGTACTCAAACTGCGGCTGCGACAACAGGTGGCGATTCTTGCGGAACTCCTCTTCGTAGGTCTCGAGGTGCAGGGGCTGGTTGTACGGACGGCCGCTCTGCGCCAGCCCGGCCAGCACGTTATCGGCGCGCTCGCGGGCCTTCTGCGCTCCAGCCTCAGCGAACTGCGCAGCATTCCACCAGCCGGGCACGTCTTCGTACTTTCCGGCCACCTTCTCCAGCAGGTCCGCCTCGTAGTCCGGACCGAAGCCGGGAGCGTGGCCGTCAAAGACCTGCTCGGGGGTTTGCTGGACGTAGCCGGTTCCGTCGAACAGCGGAGCAAGGCGCGCCTGCTCGCCGACCACTATGGTCTTGGCGCGAGTGCGGGCCTCGCGATCTCTTGGGTCACCGTACTCCGACAAGGGTCACCCCCTGCCGAATGTGCGACCGACGTACGGCACCGGCTTGGCTGGCTCGGCCTGCGGCATCTGGTATCCAGGCGAGCCGTCGAACGGACTGCGATACGCCTTGACGGGCATATCGAGCGCGCCTGGCGGAACGATCTCGTCGGCGAAGTTGCCAGACATATCTTCCGGCATGCTCATCGAACCGAGAGACACCCCTGGCTCCGGCTGAGCGGCAGACGGCGTCGGGGCGGCGTCGCCTCGCATCGAAAGCAGGCGGCGGATCCGCGCGCCAGCAGGCATCGACATGTCGGTCAGCGGCATCGTGGATCTCCTGGTCCTGCCCGTTTTATGGCCAGCCGGAGAGCCTACTTCGCCAGCAGGTACAGTCCGACATTGGAAAAGGCATACCCCAGGTACGCGATCCCCATGCCCGGATTGCCTCGCCAGAACTGTTCGGCAGCCACGTAGGCGTACAGCAGCCCGGTGAGGGCGATCAGCCAGCCGCTCATTTCGTCCTCTCCAGCAGGGAGCGGAGCATGTCTCCGAGAGGAACCGATGCAAACCATTCTGCGGCCAACTTCACCGCATCCCGCTCCTCATCGGTGAGCGTGAGCGGCGTCAGCGAGCAGTGCAGCGTTGTGCGGCCAACGACGTAGGGACAGGTCTGCGGCTGGCGGTAGAGCGGAAACGGCTGCACCAAATCACCACCAGCGGCAGCAATGCCACGCACTAGTTTTTCCGTGTATCCAAACAGCACCGTAGGTGCGCCACCGAACTTGCCGGGAATGTCTGCCGCCCACGCCACCGGCTCCTGTGTATTAGCCGGTGCCACACCGCTCCCCAGTGGCACTGAGGACTCAGGCTCTGTGGCTCTCGCCGCCGGCGCGGCGTCATGATTCGCTGTGTATCCTATTTCGGGCTGATTGCCTGACACGCAATTATCCCGAAATGGAATGTCCGCCTCGCCGTCCATCGCGTGCTTGATCCCCAGCCTGTACGCCACGAGCGTGTCGCCATCCAGCGCCACCTGCCGCAACTTCTGGTAGTCCGCGATGCAGGTGTTCATGGTGCGGACGCAGGCGTCCAGTTCCTCGCGGAGCCGCTCGATCTCGTCGGCTGCCTCCCGGCACAGCGCCTGCGCGTCGCCCTCAAGCGACACCTCTCGCCTCAGTCGCGCGGCAACGTCCATCATTCGGGCCGCTCCCTGAGAAACTCTGCGCTGCCGGGCCTGGAGCCAGAGAACTCCAGCGCAGCGGCCGCTATCAGGCCAGCCGCCAGACAGGCCGCCATGACCCACAGGGCGCGCTCCATTCGATTGATGGATGCCATCTTCCGGTCCATGCGCTTCCGGTACTCCTGCGCCTCACGGGCGTGTCCGGCCAAGAGGGCCGCCATCTCGCTGTCTGCTGGAGATGGCGGCCGCTCGTGGTCCGGCAATCTGTCTGCCGCCCTGTCGAGCAGAGCAGCCATTTGCTCCTGACGCAGCATGGCTCAGAACGGGATGACGACGTCTTCTTCGGCGCCAGCCGTAACCCGCTCGCGCTTGCCCCAGCGCAGGCTGAGGCCAACCTCGTCGGCGACCATGCGCAGGGCAGAGCCTTCGGTGCCGTCCTTGCGCTGGAACTTCTCCAGCTCCAGACGGCCGGTGACGCACACCCGGTCGCCCTTGTTGACGCGCTCGGCCACTTGCTCGGCCTGCTCGTCGAAGCAGACGACATCCACCCACGTGGTCGTCGGCTCGCCGTTCTTGGGGTTGTAGGTCGAAGCCACGCTGAACGACACCAGCGGCTTCCCGGACCGGGAGGTCTTGAGCTCGGGCTGCTTGCCCACGTTCCCGGTAACAGTCGCGGAAATCATTACGCACTCCTTGCGCTAGAGAAAAGAGCCCGCAGGGGATGCAGGCCTCAGGCGCACGGTTGTACACCATGCGGGCGCCAGGCGCAACCGATCAGCAGTTCCACGCACGGAGAGACTTGTTGATCCGGCTATCCGGATCGTTGGCCGTCTCCTTGCTGGTGAGCTTCTTCTTCATGCCTTCCATCCGGGCACAGAAGGAGTCCCGGCGTGGGCCGCCTTCTGGCTGCGGCGCCTTGAGGTTGGCGTCGTTCTCCCGGTTGTAGGAGGCGCGTCCAGCAGCATTCAGCCCGCCATCGGGATCCTGGCCCTCCTTGCGGGTCCAGGCGCGAGACTTGAGCTTGCGGATGCGGTCACCGTTATTGTCCATGCTGGTTTTGTGGCTGGGGGGTCAATGAATTCCGGAAAAAATCCAGGAGGGGTACGTATATAAGTGTCGCGCGCGATTGGGGGGCTTGGGGCCTCGAGCGATTGGCTTCGCAAGTCCGCGCAGGCAAAGGACTTGCGTCGCACGAATACGATCGAGGGATTTTTCGCACCCCCGAGCCGGCCTTAACAACGGGTCGTTCTCCCACCCCACGCGCACGATGCCCCTGTATTCAGGCACTGGCGAGTCTCAGTGTCAGCAGCGACCACAGCGATCGACTGCGGACTGACTGACGCGGAGACTGCGCCATGCAGACCTTCACCCACGCCAGCCACGCCAACCACATCACCCGGAAGCACGGCTTCCCGGACGGTGTGCTGCAGCTGCTCTGCGGCCTTGCTCGCGCCACTGGCTCGGCGCAGGCCACAGCCACCAATGACCCCTGTGGCATGCAGCTGTACGTGTACTGGTGCTCGGAGCCTCGCGAGTTTTCCTGCGAGGTCTTCGACGGACGTCTCTCTGGAGGGGTCCAGCTTGAGCGGTTCAACATCCGCTGAAGGCTCGCGAGGCCGCCCAGTAGCTTCGGCTGCTGGGTGAGCTCCTGCGCCTTTGCGGGCCGTCTAGCCCTTGTTTTCATGGCTCGGCGAGTACTGATAGCCGGGAACACCCCGACCTACCGCTCTTCCTGTGGTCCATCCCAGCCGGCACTCAGTCGGCGTGGACTGTCAGGAGTTTCTGTGGAGGTGTTCCCATGTTCGAGGCTGTCATGCAGTGGACCGACATATACGGCCAGTCGATCCACAACGGTGCCGTCGTTGGTGCCCTGGTCGCGTTGTTCCTGGCTGGCAGGAGCTTCGTGCGCTGGATGGGAACCACTGACGGCCGGGTTCAGTGGCTGAAGGACGAGATGGACGAGCTGGATCTCTCTGTCTCCGTCCAGGTGCAGTCCCTGTCTAGCCGCGTCTCGATGCTCGAGCAGGCGAGCAAGGATCGTGCGGATCGCGATCGCAAGGCTGCCGCCGATAGGGTCAAGCCGAAGGTGATCGCCATCAAGAAGGCGTCCTAGCCCGAAACCCGCTTCGGCGGGTCTCACCGTGATGCGGTGACTGACGAGGGCAGTTTCCCTGAGGAATGGAGGTGCTAGATGTACGTGCTCGTTATCCCAAGCCATGAGCAGGGCAGCAACATGGCTGTGTTCGGACCGTTCG